TGAGACACCAGGTTTTGACCTGTCAAGTCCATCAAGAACAATGAGAGTTTCGCCTTGGTCTGTTGTGGTATCTTCATCAACGGAACCTAATTTCTGTTATGTTATGCCGTCATTTGGTACAAATATTAATCAAACTAAAGATGAGGCATTTAAAAATGGGACTATGCGTGATGAACTTTCGGGTAATAACGCAATGTTTAACGGATCTGTTAGATTATTCTGGAACGCACCTCAATACGGATGGTTTGATAACTCAAGAGTTGTTAAGAATGATCCCGAAACGTATCTTAAAACCATATTGAATAAACAAAAGGATCAACAAAATTTTATCATTAGTGGTGATAAAAAAGATTACACTGACTTCCAAGAACTGTTTACAACATTTAATATTAAAACATTAGATTATTTTGAGTCCGAGTTTTTAAACTTCAGTAGATCAATTTATGATTTTGTCGATACTTTACCAACTTCCCAATCTACGACTGACTTAAGTATTTCTAAAAAAGATCCTCAAGGTGCGTCTGTGAATGACACAATTGAAAGTGAGTTGAGTGAACAAACATTTAAAAACTTCCAAACACTAGCAAGACAATTATTTAAGGTTGGTGTACCAACGGGTACGTCACCAGAAACAAAATTGTCAAGTTTGATAACTAATCAAAATGAAACGTTCCAAAACATCCTATCATCTTTTATGAATTATGATGTTGTGTTTAAATATGGAAACCCATCAGACTTTAATAAAAGATTATTCTATACATTCTCAACTAGGTTTATTGAAGACCCTATCATTTATGGATCGTATTTTCCTGGTTCTTTACCAACACAAGGTGGTGGGGTAACATTAGCTCAATCTAAACAACAAAACCCAAAAACTTGGGAAGCGTTAGAATATTATGTTGGTAAATCAAGTATACCAAAATTGGTTTATACTGATAATGGATCATACATTACGGACTTCTTCGTTGATTTAAATGTTCTATTTAATGAAAAGAACGTTGAGGAATTTGCGTCACTTATTAAAATATATGCAACTCAAAAGTTAGCAAACCCCAATTTAAATCTTACCACTTTTTATGGTTTAATGGATGATTATATAACTGAGTCGGACAACTACATTAATAATGTATTGAATGTAATGTTACCGTCAGTTAGAAAACAATTACCAAATGTGTTTATTACAGGTGATGACGCTGCGAACAGAGCACCTTTAGAGGCGGGTTTCACGGAACAAACAAGAACAGAACTTTGGGACACATTTAAATCGTTAAATGACAGTTGGATTGCGGGGTTTGATTTTGAAAGTAAAACTCTATTTGAAGATGTGATGTTGGTTGATAGAGCTAGTAGAAATGTGGGAGACAAAATATTAGTAGACATATTCCAAATTATGGACCTTATAGATGGTGCACAATACAAGAACACTCTACTTGATATGGTAACAACAATATTGGTTCAGAATAACTTCCAACACTTTATGTTACCGGCGTACGTTAATTTTTATAATGTCCAAGACGCACAGAAGAACCCAACACCAAGACCTGACGGAAGTTTAGAGTTTGGTAACACATTATTTGGTACGTTCCTTAATGTTGATTATAGAAATAGTTCACCAAAGTTCCTTTGTTATTACGCTAATAAACCAAGTGAGCACTTGGATATGAAAGATAATATTGATTATAGATATAGAGATGACGCATTTGACTTAAGAAGGGCGAGTGATAATCCTCTTATTGAAAACCAAATTGATAAACAAGATTGGGCTAAATCAAATAAAGTTGTTGGGTTTAATGTTGATATGACAAGACAAAACCAACAAATATTTAAATCTTTTAGTGTTGCTCAAGATCCGGGTAAACCAACTTCGGAGTCGCTTGAAATGTTAAACCAAATGGCGAACTTAGGTCAGAACAGACGATCCACAACACAATCAGTTTCACTTTATAACTTATATAAAAATAGAAGTTATACTTGTTCCGTAGATATGATGGGGGATGCCTTGATACAACCTATGATGTACTTCAATATCAGAAACATACCTATGTTCTCAGGACCTTACATGATTACTAAGGTAAGTCATAGTGTGAGTGAAAATGGATTTGAAACGCAATTTGAGGGAACAAGACAACCATTCTATAGTTTACCACGAATAGACAACTTTGTGCAAACATTGAACGTACAGATTTTATCTACAATCCAAAGTAAAATTCAAGAAAGAGAAACAAAATTAAGAGAAGGGTCTGACAATATACAATTCCAAAGAAACAATGTTTTGGCGAACATTCAATCACAAGAGACATTAACTAAGAACCAAGATTGTCAAACAAACATTAATCCAAAGTATTTCCAATACAGTGCGATTGATAACCCTACTCAAACAAGTCAAACAACAAAAGAATTGTTTAATACTATTGTGGATGTGTTAAAAAGTAATAATGTTGGTGATACTACAGGTACGACGTTCCAAATTTATGCAAATATATTATTCACATTTATATATGTTGACACAGGAAACTCATCAAAAATAACAGGTTATGAAAACAATTACTCAACAATTAATCTAAAAGAATTTTATGGTCCTTCTTTTGCCACATATATTAATAAGAAATTTTACTGTGTCAAAAGAGGTAATGATAATAATTTACCTGTTGCTAGTTTCACTTCTTTCAGAAGTTTTGTTGAGTTCGCATTTAACAGGATTGTTAATATATTAGGAAGTGTTGAATCTGATATTAAGTCAGGTTTGAGTACGGAACAAACATACGCTAAACAATATGTATTGAACTACCCAATTAACCAACCTCCTAATGTTTATACAAGTTTAGTTGAGACGAATGAAATTAAATTGATTGAGTCCGAATTTGTAAAAGCGATTAATGTATTCAAGTCGGTACAAACTTTCACAACTAATTGATATTTATAATAAAAAACAACTATGAACACAAAATTAATATTGGATAACTACTTGGGTAAAAATACAAGAGTTTCTGAAAAAGATATGGGTGATGGTACAAAACAAGTTTGTGACCTTGACACTGGTGATTGTTATACAGTTAGAATGAAAGATGGTCTAATTGAAAGAGTTGACAACACAATGAAAACATTTAAAAAAATACAAGTAGAGACCAATAGAGGTATAAAAACATTATTAAACGGATAAGATGGCTTTAGACGAAAAAATATTAAAAGAACTATCAAGATATAATTCTATTAACAAATACATTATGGAACAAGAAGTACCTGCCGACCCGGCGCTGGATCCTGCGGCTGGAGCTGTTCCACCATTACCCGAAGACCCGGCTGCACCACCTGCAGATCCTGCGGCACCAATACCACCAGCGGCACCTGAATCTGATACAACACCTATTGATGTTGCGACAGATCCTGATGTTGAAGTAGTTGGTGACGAAGGTGAAGGTGAAGGAGAGGTTGAGGAAATAGATATTACTGACTTAGTTGATAGTCAAAAAACTATGGCTGATAAACAAGAAGAATATTTTGAAAACTTGTTTAATCAAATTAAAAACATGGAAGAAAAATTATCTGAAATGGATAGTTTAGTGTCTAAGTTAGATAATCTAGAAACTAAGATTGAAAAATATAGACCTAAAACGGCTCAAGAAAAATTAGAATTAAGATCACTTGATTCTGGTCCATTTAAACAAAATTTGGCTGACTTCTTTAAAGATAAAGAAGATGAAATGGAAAAAACAGGTAAGAATGAGTACGTTCTGACAAGAGACGACGTAGAAAACTTTAGTCCATCCGAAATTGAACAAACATTCAACGAACCGATGGAAGACGAAGACGACATTTTATTAAACAGATATAATTCATAAGTTTTAAGGTCGATATTTTCGACCTTAAACTTTTTTTGGCGACACTATTTGACTATAACTTTTTATACAACTATAATTTTAACATAAACCTTTAATTTTTATTTACACATGGCGACAAATGTTTTAGACGCAGTACTTGCACAGTACGAACAATCAACACAGAGCAGCACTAATAGCGGCTCAAAAATGTCTTCTGAAGACCGAATGAAAAAATATTTCGCGGCAATCTTAAAAGACAACGAAAAACAAGGACAGAAACGAGTACGTATTCTTCCTACAACAGACGGATCTTCACCGTTCAAAGAAGTATGGTTTCACGAGATTAATGTGGACGGAAAATGGCAAAAATTTTATGATCCAGGAAAAAACGACAATGAGCGTTCACCTTTGACTGAAGTTTATGAAGAACTTATGTCAACAGGTAAAGAAGCGGACAAACAATTGGCAACACAATACAGATCACGTAAATTTTACATTGTTAAAGTTATTGATCGTGAAAACGAACAAGACGGTGTTAAATTTTGGAGATTTAAACACAATTACAAACAAGAAGGAATTCTTGATAAAATCATTCCAATTTGGAAAGCTAAAGGAGATGTAACCGATCCTGATAAAGGACGTGACTTGATCCTTGAGTTAACAAAAGCAAAAACACCAAAAGGTGCATTCTACACAGTAATTCAAACTGTAATGTATGATGACCCATCCCCAATTTCAGAAGACGAAACACAGATGTCAGAGTGGGTTGGTGATGAATTGACTTGGGAGGATGTATATTCTAAAAAAGCGGTTGAGTATCTTGAGGCAATCGCTCGTGGTGAAACTCCACGTTGGGACTCTGAAAAAGGTGGATATGTTTATTCTAACAACGAAACTTCTGAAGTTTCTATGGGAGGAACACCGGCACCAAAATCAATCAATGAGGTCGCTGACCCACAGGTTGAGGATGAGATTGATGAAGATTTACCATTCTAATTTATTAACAAATTAAATGAACGGGAGCAGTTTATTGTTCCCGTTTTTTTGTCTATATTTTATATAGAAAAACAAAAAATATGGCACTGAAAAAAAACGACTTTAGTACGTTGAAGAAAAAATTCTCTTCAGACGCAAAATACAAACCACAAAGATTTTTTGATCTTGGATCCAACTTCTTGGATGCGGTAGGTTTACCTGGTCCTGCAATTGGACACCTTAATATGTATTTGGGTCACTCCGATACTGGAAAAACAACGGCACTTGTTAAAACTGCGGTTGACGCCCAAAAGAAAGGTATTCTTCCTGTGTTCATTATTACGGAACAAAAATGGTCTTTTGAACATGCTAAAATTATGGGTTTTGAATGTGAGGAAGTAGTTGATGAGGAAACAGGTGAATTAACTTGGGACGGATTCTTCTTATTTAACAATAACTTCAGTTACATTGAACAGATCACAGATTACATTAATGAACTATTGGACGCACAACTAAAAGGTGAATTAGATTACTCACTTTGTATTATGTGGGATTCAGTTGGGTCAGTTCCTTGTAAAATGACTTACGAAGGTAAGGGTGGTAAACAACACAATGCTTCTACATTAGCCGATAAAATTGGTATGGGTATTAACCAAAGAATTTCAGGTTCACGTAAATCAGATTCTAAACATGAAAATACCTTAATTATCGTTAATCAGCCTTGGGTGGAACTACCTGACAATCCATTTGGACAACCAAAGATTAAAGCAAAAGGTGGTGAAGCGATTTGGTTAAACTCATCTTTGGTATTCTTATTTGGTAATCAAAAAGGTGCGGGGACAACAAAGATCACGGCAACAAAAGACAAGAGAACTGTAAAGTTCGCTCAAAGAACAAAAGTGTCGGTTATGAAAAACCACATTAATGGTCTTGGTTTTGAAGATGGAAGAATTATTGTTACTCCACACGGTTTCTTACCTGGTAAAGACACCACAGAAGAAAAAGCATCAATAGAAAAGTATAAGAAAGAATATGCTGACTATTGGAAAGACATAATTGGAGTTGATGGTGACTTTGATTTGAAAGCGGAAAAGGAAGAAGTTGAGTAGAAATCACCCAAGATTAAAAGAAGTGTCCAAAACATTATTAGTAGACGGGAATAATTTATTGAAAATTGGGTTTCACGGTGTTAGAGATTTCTACCACAATGGGAAACACGTTGGTGGTGTTTGGCACTTTTTGAATACTCTTCGTAAATTCTTGGAAGAACACAACTATGATAAGGTTGTGGTATTTTGGGATTCTAAAACCTCATCTTCACAAAGAAGATTGATTTACCCAAAGTACAAATTGAATCGGAGACCTTCCGAATCGGAACAAAAAGAAGATGCATTCTTGGAACAAAAACAGAGGGTTAGACAATACCTCGAGGAGATGTTTGTAAGACAATTGGAGACGGAGAACTCAGAGGCTGATGACTTGATAGCTTATTACTGTCAAGTATCATTAGATGAGACAAAAACTATATTCTCGAGTGATAGGGACTTAACCCAACTTATATCTGATAAGGTCTCAATTTATTCGCCATCCACAAAACAATATTACAAGTTGGGGGACAAGATTAAATTACACGATATTGAAGTTCCCCACTTTAATGTTAAAACCGTAAAGATACTCACTGGTGATAGTTCCGACAACATTGACGGGATATTTTATCTTGGTGAGAAAACTTTAGTTAAATTATTTCCTGAACTACTTGAAGAAATAGTACAAATACCCTATATTTTAGGTAGAAGTACTAATTTACTTAAGGAGGAAAAGGGGAACGTAGCTCTTCAGAACCTATTAAGTGGTAAAACTAAAGAAGGTATTTTTGGTGATGAATTCTTTGTGATCAACCAAAAACTTGTCGACTTAGATGAACCACTCTTAAGTGATGAAGACAAAGAATTAGTTAGTTTATATTACACTGAGTCGATGGATCCCGACGGAAGAGGACATAGAAATCTAATTAGAATGATGATGGAAGACGGATTCTTCAAATACCTACCAAAAGGTGACGACGCTTGGGTAAGTTTTTTGAAACCATTTCTTAAGTTAACAAGAAAAGAAAAAAGTAAGTTTAGAAACAAAAAGTAGAAAACAAAAAAACTATGAAAGAACAAGAAATAACAAAAGTTGAATTTTTGTTAATGTGTAATGACAACATCGTGGTTCAACGATTCTTTAATGTGAGAGGTTTTAACAGAAACGCTCACAAATCAGAAGAGTTTTACGACTATATTGATAATCTATGTAGAGAATTACAATATGATTTGAAGATGAGAACTGTGACCTATATGTTGGACAATCAGTATGAAATTTCAGAGAACCCTGACGTTCTAAATACGTCAATCACAGATGGTCCTGAAAATTTTAACCTAATTATTAAGCTCGGAGATATGACAATTTGTCAGAGAGTATTCGACGCTAAACCCTACCCCCCAAAGGTCAGATATACCGTAGACCTACGCCCAAAACTAAAAAACATACTCGGTATCCTTACTGACATTTTTTCAGGTGGAAAATTTAATTTCGCGTACCCTGAATTTATCAAAAACTAATACTATTTATTTTTACTAACGGAAAAAAACTATATGGCGACAGGTAAGAATTTTGAGTATTTAGGTAATACTTTTCAATTACAATTATTAAATCAAATCATCGTAGATAAGGACTTTTCACATTCAATTATTGATGTGATTGAGAACAATTATTTTGAAAATAAATATTTCAAAATCATTATTCAGATGATCAGAGAGTATTATGTAAAATACGACCATACCCCGTCATTTGAAACCCTTGATCAGATTACAAAATCAGAACTCCAACAAGAGATTGCATCTAAGATTGTGTTAGACACAATTAAGAAAATTAAGGATGCACCTATTGATGGTGTAGGTTTCGTACAAGAAAAGGCTTTGAAATTCTGTAAACAACAAGAACTCCAAAAGGTAATGGGTAAAGCTCAAAAGATCATCGATGGAGGTGAATTTGAGAACTACGATACCCTTGAGGAATTGGTTAAGTCGGCACTACAAGTTGGAGCAAAAGATACGTCAATGTTAGATGTATTTTCAAACTTAGAACAAGTTCTTGAAGATGATTACAGACACCCGATCCCAATGGGAATACCTGGTATTGATAGATTATTAAAAGGTGGTTTAGCAAAAGGAGAAATTGGTGTTATCTTAGCACCAACAGGTGTGGGTAAATCAACCATTTTAACTAAGATGGCAAACCACGCATTTAACTTAGGGTTCAATGTTCTTCAGATATTTTTCGAGGACAACCCAAAGGTAATCCAAAGAAAACACTTCACTTTATGGACTAAAATCCATCCTGACGATTTGTCAGAAAAAAGAGAAGAAGTGGTGACTAAAGTTAGAGAAATTGAGGAATCAATGCCAAACAAGTTGATTATGAAAAAGTTACCATCAGATACTATGACGATGTTACAAATCAAAAATCAAATTAGAAAAATGGTTTCGGATGGAATTAAAGTTGATATGATTATTTTAGATTATATTGATTGTGTGGTTCCTGATAAGAACTTGGGTGATGAATGGAAGAGTGAAGGGTCAGTGATGAGAGCATTTGAGGCAATGTGTCACGAAATGAATCTTGTTGGTTGGACGGCAACACAAGGTAACCGATCATCAATATCTTCAGAGGTTGTGACAACGGATCAAATGGGTGGATCAATTAAAAAGGCACAAGTGGGTCACGTAATTATATCGGTTGCTAAAACATTACAACAAAAAGAAATGAAGTTAGCAACCATTGCAATTACAAAATCACGTATCGGTGATGATGGGGTTATATTTGAGAATTGTAAATTCGACAATGCAATGATTGAAATTGATACTGAAAGTACAACAACGTTCTTGGGTCTTGAAGAACAAAAAGAAGAAAGACAAAGACAACGAGTTAAAGAACTCTTGGAAAAGAGAAAACAAAGAGAAACACAGTCAAATTAACAAATAAAAAAATTTAGAATAAATGGAAAAAATACTAGTAGAAAATCCTGGTCGATTTGTCATCTTCCCTATTGAACACAATGATATATGGGAATATTACAAACAACACCAAGCGGCTTTTTGGACGGCAGAAGAGGTGGATTTAACAAACGACATCAGAGATTGGGAAACATTAACAGAAAATGAGAAATACTTTATTAAAAACGTATTATCATTCTTCGCGGCATCGGACGGAATTGTGAATGAAAACTTGGCAGAAAACTTCTACCGAGAAGTACAATACCCTGAGGCGAAATTCTTTTATGGAATCCAATTGGCGATGGAAAACATCCACTCACTTATGTATTCACTATTAATTGATACGTACATCTCAAATCCAAAAGAAAAAGATGAATGTTTCAACGCAATTGATAGATTACCAGCGGTACAGAAAAAAGCGAAGTGGGCATTAGAATGGATTGACAACGCATCATTCGCTGAAAGATTAGTTGCGTTTGCTGCGGTTGAAGGTATCTTTTTCTCAGGTTCGTTCTGTTCTATTTTCTGGATGAAATCAAGAGGAATAATGCAAGGTTTATGTAACGCTAACACACTTATCTTTAAAGATGAGAACTTACATTGTGATTTTGCAATTCATTTATTGAATAATCATTTAGAGGATAAACCTTCTGATAAACGAATTAAAGAAATTGTGTTGTCGGCTCTTGAGATTGAAAAAGAATTTATCACTGAATCACTTCCTGTTTCTTTGATCGGTATGAACTCAAACTTAATGAAACAATATCTTGAGTTTGTTGTTGATGGATTACTGGTTAAAATGGGTTGTAGTAAAGAATTTAACGTAGAACAACCATTCAAGTTCATGGAACAAATTGCGGTTGAAACTAAAGGTAATTTCTTTGAATCAAGAACGATGGAATATCAAAAAGCGAAGTTAAACGAAACTATAGCATTCACAGACGATTTTTAAATTTTATAACATGTCATTAAAAATAATTAAAAGAGGTGGTGAGGCAGTCTCATTTAACCCACAAAAAATTTACAACAGAGTAAAACGATCGTCAAAAGGTTTGAATGTAAACTCAGACGAGATTTTTATTAAGGTTATAACATCAGTACCAACTGAAGGTGAAGTAACCACAAAAGAACTAGATAAGTTAGTTTATGAGATCGCGGCATCTTACACTGGTAGTCATCACGATTACTCAAGATTGGCTTCGTCTGTAGCAATTTCTTCATACCATAAAGAAACAAATGATAGTTTTTCACAAACTATGATGCAACTTTATGAGGATGGAATTATTAATGAAAAACTTATTGAGACCATTAAAGAGTATGGTGAAGATACTATCGATGCGGTTATTAATCACGAAAATGATTACAACTTTGACTACTTCGCTTGGAGATCATTACAGGAAATGTACCTATTGAAACGACCAAATGGTAAAGTTATTGAAAGACCACAACATATGTATATGAGAGTTGCATTATGGGTCACATCAAACATTACTGATGCGTTTGAATATTATAAATCTTTGTCAGAACAACTAATTTCAAAGGCAACACCTATTATGATTAATTCAGGGACTAGAGTTCCTCAATTAGCGTCTTGTGTACTTCATTATAATGATTCTGACTCAAGAAAAGGTTTGTTAGATACATTGACTGACATCTCTACGTTCTCATCTGATGCCGCTGGTATTGGACTATCA